CAGAGAAAGGGAGAGGAGAAAACGAGCGGGAATGAGTTGAACGCAATTGAAGCTCTTCATGAACGGCACGTTAAACAGCATAAGGATACTGTTTCTCGAGCGAAGACCTATGCTGATTCAGTCTTTTCTAATCAAATAGGCAAGCAGTACCAAGACCTAAACATATTAGGGAAGAGTTTAGAGGAACAGCTTAAAACTATTAAATCGAGTACCTATCTGGTTGATGATACCATTAAAAATATCATGCAGAGTTCGCCAGAGCAGGAGTGGATGCATAGATTAGCAACTCAAGGGAGTGCTGTTAGTGTTGCTAGCGATACGTGGAATGACTACGTGAAGTCTATTATTCCAAACTCCCCAACTAATGATATTCGAAGCTTCCTATCCCAAGATAATCCAGCTCTATCGGCAGTTAAAAATATCGAGTACTTTGCTTCATTGCCGCCACACTTGAAAGCTATCCACGATATTATGCCTGCCAACCTAAAAAGCATAAATAACGCTGTACTAGCAGCGAATCAAGTTGGAAAAGCTGAGCATATTAAGCCAATTATCTCCTCTGAGTCTCATTTGGAACTTCCTAAACTGTCAGACCTTGCATATGCAGTCGGTCCAACAGCTGTTGATAGAACCAACGAACGATTGGATACGCTTATAGATGTCAGTATTGAGAACAACTCGTACATTCAAGAGCAAACTAATGTTCAACGCGAAACGGCGGAAGAGACCAAAAAATCTAGTGATGCAGCGAAGAAATTTTCTTGGTGGACGTTCATTATTTCCTTCATTGCGACTATTGCAACGATCATTGGCGTGGCTTTAACTGTTTACAGTCTGTATCAAGATAAAGAGTTGGAAATTCAAAGAGCCTCATACGAAGAGTTATTGCAGCGGAAAAATAACGAGCTAGAAAAAATAAATCTTGAACTTGAAAAACTGAAAGCACAGTCATCAAACTTGGAACAGACGCCAGAATTAGAGGCTAAGGCTCCGGTCTCTACCCCATCACCTTAATCAAATCCAACACCGCACTTTGCTGTTCATCGCTTAGCCCTGAAAACAGGGCTAGCAGTTCCTGCTCTCGTTCACTGGGCATAATCGGCTTCACTGGAGGCTGGCCCGTTAAATACCAGCTCACTGTAATCCCCAAAATCGAACACAAGCGTTCAACCTCACGTAGCGTTCTTGGCTGACGTGAGGTGGTTTCCCAGGATTTAATGGTATGCGGAGATTTGTGCATGGCCTTAGCAACCTGCTCCCTGGATAACCCCGCTGCCTTTCTCGCTTGTTTTAATCTTTGGCTCTTCATTTCGCTGCGCATCATACAGGGAAAAAAACACCGCAAGGTGAAGGGAGACAATCCGTCTCTGATATTTAAGTCAGTGTCTACAGTTTCGCTATGTGAGCAATGGCACAGCAATCTACGTTGAAAAAATCAGTAAACTGTACGGCAAAATAAAAAAAAATTAATTCAGGACGCAAATGGTTAGGTCATTCAATAAAAAAACGCCAGAGCAACAAGTGTTGGCTCTGGCGCTAGCACGTTTGGAACAAGCAGTAGAGAATCGACGTGAAGGCGATCAGTCACTCAGTACATCTAAGGATGTTTCAATGGTGGCTTGTATCTCTTCTTCAGTCAGTTTGAGGCGCTCCGCCTGACGGTAAACAGCAGTGATCACTCTTGCTCGTTGGTCGCTGGTGAGCGATGTTCCTAGTGTGTGTTCGCAATCGTCTACCAGACGAACGACGGCACGCATGATGGTGATATCCACCGGCTTCTCTGTGCGCTCACCACCAGTGAACTCAATCTCAGTAATGTGAGTTTCTACTCGTATGGTGTTTAGCATCGGGTTCATTTGTTCAAACATCAGGTAAGTACCGACTTGGCCTTGGATAACGGCTTCACGTTCTTCCTCGGTCAATTCTGATACGAAGATGTGCCCACCGCCTTTGTGGTAATCATGCAGCAGATTGGTTAACACCTCATCACCTGGGCCAACCACAACGTGGACGATACGGTAATCAATCCATTTTCCTTTGAACTCGTATTGCCCTGGTTGCGTGAACACCACGCAGGCAATTCCACGGTATGAGCAGACATGTACCACCCACTCTTCTTCATGGAGCATGGCACAGACGTAGTCGGATAGAGCGTCAGCAGATTGGTAGTACTCAACGATATAAGGCGCACCTTCGCCAGTCAGCAGCCAGTTCAGGTTGACGTTTTCAGCACGTCGGATGGCTTGGAGGAACTCAGGGCCAGGAATTCTGCCGCCAGAAAAAATGTGAGATATCGAAGCGCCAGTAAACCCCAAACTCTTTCCCCATGGAGTTTGTTTTCTATCTTTAAGAACGAAATTTAGACGCTCATCAAAAGAAAGATCCATTTTTTTACCTTCCTCGGCTTGTTTTGTTCCAGAAACGGATCTAGTATCTACATCGAACGTTAACAAAGTTAAATATCTGGAACTTTTGTTTTCAGTTAGCTTCAAAAATCGAGCTTATCATATTAGGAGTAACAAGTGGCTAATTTAAAAAATCCAAATGCGGATCTGGTTGCTACGCGTGATTTAGATTTAAGACGCAGAGTCGAGCGTTTAGCAACGTTAGATGAACGTAAACCGGCACAAATGACACGGATTCTTCTGAAAAAAGCAGTAGCGGAGAAAGAGGAGGAATTGGGATTGCCACCATTAAAGGAGGCGATGTGAACAGGCATTAAAAAACCCTTACCAACGGCAATCGGTAAGGGCCGTAGAAGTCTGAATTTCACAGTCAACCACTAGGATAACGAGCGAGGCGGCAACCTCTATGCTCACGGCTCCAACACCATTCATCCTTGAGGTAGATTGTAGCGCAGGCTTCAAAAAATGGAAACGTACCAATTTTTGAGGAGCTTACGATGCATACTGCTATCGTCCCATCACCTACCTGCGTTTTTCCGCAGGTGGTACATGCTTTGTACCAAACGCTAAAAGATTATGGCCATAACGAAACGGTTGAGCAGCACCTAAACAAAAGACCCGGTGTACTGCTGAACGAGATCAACCCGAATCAAACCAGCCACAAACTGGGTTTGTTTGATGCCATCAAGCTGATGCAATTCACGGGGGATGTGCAAATTCTCCGCTCCATTGCTTCCGAGCTGAACCATTCCATCTACTTTCTTGGTGACTACCGAGCCATTTCCGACATGGAACTGCTCAACTGTTACAGCCGTTGGCACGCCGAAATCGGCGATGTGAACCGCGCCATTGCTGATGCCCTCGAAGATGGGGACATCGAACTCAAAGAATTCGAGCGTATCGAACGCGAACTGCAAGAAACGTTTGCCGCAGCACTGGAGCTGCTCGAGCGTTTGCGCGCATTGGTTAACGGTTAATTCAACGGCGAAGCCAAAGGAGGTAGGCCATGACAACCCTAATTTCACACTCTCAAAACCAATCATCGACTCAGTTCTTTCTTCACTACTTTACTGAGCAGGAAGAGAAGCAGTTGTTTAACACGGTTAAGCAGACATACGGCATTTATGCACAGCGTGATTATTACTGGATGCTGCTGATGCGCGAAACCGCCGTTCGCCTTGGTGTGCTGGCTGGTCCAGATGCCGATAAAGCCAAGCGTTTTAACCTGCCAATGCTCGGTTTAACGGTAGGTGAAGCGGAGCAAAGCCTAGAAGAAGGCTATCTGATTTACCGCAGTGAAAACGCCAAGAACCAGAAAAAACACCCGATTGCTCTCAACAAATCCGCCATTCATGCGCTCAAGCAGTTGCTAAAAATTCATGTCGAAATGAGCCAGGGCATTGAATGGGATACCCCTCGTTTAGAGCGTCCGCTTTTTCTCAGCCGTAACCGTCAGGCGATGAGCCGCCGATCGTTTCAATCGCGCTTTTCGACTTGGTGCCGTTTAGCCAATGTGCCGGAAGGGACACCACACTGGCTGCGCCACAGTTGGGCCAAGCGCTATTTGGAACGCACCACATCACCGGATGCACTGCGCCGTGTTCAGGCGGTGCTTGGCCATTCCAACATCGCAACCACCTCGGTGTATACCACGCCGGATCGTGAGTCATTGTCGTCAGCTATGCGGGAGGCCAGCACATGTTTTCGCTAATTCAGCCCCACCTGCAGCAGATTTCAGCCGAGCACATTTGCCGTGGCCATGTGGTCAGTTTTGAAGGGAATCGTCACAACGCGTCGATTGTGGAGTGGTGTCAGGACAAAGGCGCCAGCGTGATTGTGAAATTGGTTGGCGAGGCGCCGATGTTGGTAAGTAAAGACCGCAGAGTTTCTATTTTTCAAACGCAGTTCTACTAGGAGATACAGCATGGATTCAGCATCAGAATTACGTGAACGAGTCAAAACCATGCGCCGCAGTGCGATGGCCGCTGCGCTACGCAACATCAACCTTCATGTGTTTAAAGGTAAGGCTTCCGCCAAACAGCTGAGCGAATATGTGGCCGACCGTTTAGCGGTTGAACCGATTGAAGTTCGTTTGTGGTTGATGGGCGAAGGCGTTCCAGAGAGTCACGTTGCAGGGTTGCTAGCCGTGCTGAATGAGAACTCGGTTTGGGCGCGTCATCAGCTGCTTCCATCAGAGCGTTTAGCCAAAGCCTATGAGGAAGATCTTTATGCCTAACCCTGTTTTGGCCACCAAGCTTTCTGCACCGGAGCGTGCCTGCTTGTTCCGCTTGGAGCAACAAATGGTGCGCCAGCAGGGCTTTATCAACCGTCACGCGTTTATTGATGAGCAAGATGCCGTGTTCAACCAGTGGCTTGAGGCTGGACACATCAAACTCGACAGCAAAGAGTTGGGCAATCTCCCCAAAGAGCAGGTTGAACAGCAGCAACTGACGCACAGTTGCCATTTGAGCGCTGAGCTTTGGCTGGCATCTGCTTGTTTAAGGCGGCTGTATGCCTGCGACCTGTAAGCCCTATAAGGGTTGGCAATGTCCGCTTTGGTTTTCCGAGCCTGTTTTAACCCGTACGGCAATGCCGACCGTTATTTTGAGCGAGCTGCCAGCAGACAAGAAAAAACAGGTTTGGCAACGCATACAGCACGACTACGCACCGATGGCTGACCTGCTGAAATCTCAAGAGTTTCAGCAGGTAAAACAGAACTTAGAACGTCTTTTTGGCCCCGTCTCGATTGGGGTGGAACTACACAGAATTGGAGGCACGCTGTATGGCGTCCGCAGAACAACTAAAACAGATCATTAATTTACACGAGTTGGCTGACCGTTTAGGTATGGAAAGACCCGACCCATCCGGCAATTACCGCGCACCCAACCGCCCTGACAAGCACCCGAGCGTGAGCATTTTCGAGGCAGGTAAAGCCGGATACATGATGTGGAAAGATCATGCTTCCGGTGAAAAAGGAAGTTGTATTGACCTTGTGATTTATTGCGGTCAGGCGATGGATGCCAGTGAAGCGATGAAGTGGCTGCACGAAGAGTTCAATATTCCTGCCGATGAGCTCGCCCCTCAACAGCCTAAGCAACAAAGCCAAATTGCGTGGGTTGCTGAGAAACAGTTAGCGGTCGCGGGTGATGCAAGAGCCTATCTGATTGATGTGCGCGGCATTCCGGCCGATGTGGTGGATATGCTGCAAAAGCGCGGTGCTTTCGGTTACAGCGACTGGACAAGCCCAAGCAAAAACCCAGGTGAGTTGGGTTACGGTGGCCCTGCGGTGACGTTCCCGAGCCGTTGCCTGTTCACCAATGAAGTTGTCGGGATTGATTTTCGATTTTTTGACCCTGCGTTAAATGGCGACAACAAAACCAAAGCGATGGGGGAGAAACGCGGCTTCCCGTACATCCCTGACAAAATGGCGCTTAGGCGTGCCAAAACCGTGATTGTGGTTGAATCTGCGATTAACGCTATCTCGGCGATTGCGGCTTACGATCCAAAGGGTAAAGGGAAAGTGCCGGTGACGGCGATTGCGACTCGTGGCCTTGCGGTCGAAGAAATCGACTGGCGATTCCTATCTGGTAAGCGTGTGGTTTGCTGTTTTGACAATGACCAGCCGATTGAGGAGGGGCCAAGAAAAGGCCATAGACCAGGGCCAGAGGCTGCGTGGATTGTGCACGAGCGATGCACGGCGCTGAACATTCCTTGTTACCTTGTTGATCAATCAGGTGGTAAATGGGACGAAATCAACGACCTTAACGATTATCTGCGTAAGCACGGCACGCAAATAACCAAGTATGCGCTGGATTATTTCGAGCCTTGGCTTATTGCGGGGCAAGAAGGGGAGTTTGAGAACGCCCAGTTTAAGCGCTTGCCGCTGCCACATCATGATCAATCACTGTACTGGCTGTTTCGAGTGAAGCCCGACTTTACCAGTTATTTGAAAATCGTGACCAATGAAGAAGGTGAGCAGAAGATCCCACAGGATGTGTGCTCGTTCCGCATTGCCGGCTTATCGAAAGTGACGATTTCATCAGCGAATTCAGCCATGACAGGCGAACCCGATTTGCAGCCAACGAAGGTTTACTCTGCCACGATTCAAACGCCCGATTCACCGACGGAGCTAACCCGTTTTGTGCTCAAACGTGAGCAGCTTTACAACATCGATGTTTGGCGTCGGGTCGGCGGCGGGATTTTCAACCCGAGCAAGTTTACCCGAATGATCTCGATACTCGAGCGCGCCACCCACCTTGGCGAGCGCAACGCGGTTAACTTTGTTGGGCTTGCCTGGCACAACGGCCAAGCGATTTTAAACGAAGGGCCGGACTCGTTCTTTACTGACCCAACGCAGCAGTGCCCCTATCACAATTTGCAGTTCCCATCTGGTTCTCCGGAGCAGGGATTGCGTGTGATTGAAGCGTATCACGCCACATTTAAAAACAACGCAGCCTTGATGTTGTTGGTTTGGGGCTTGGGTGCGCACATTAAAACTTACTTAGGCTTTTGGCCTCATTACATGCTGAATGCGGGGAAAGGCGCGGGTAAATCGACACTGGTTAAGTCGCTCGAGCGCACGTTGGCATTCACCATGTTTTCTGGCCAGAGCTTGAAAACTGAGTTCCGTTTGCTGACATCGATATCGCACACCTCTCACCCGGTCGGTTGGGAAGAGCTCTCCGCTCAGGGTCAAGGCGTTATTGATAAAGCGGTGGCCATGTTGCAAGAGAGCTACCAATACACCATCACTCGCCGTGGTACGGACATGACGGAGTTCTTGAGTATTGCGCCAGTGCTGTTGGCGGGTGAAGACGTGCCAGTGCAATCACTGCTTGGCAAGCTGGTGCGTTCTGACTTGACCGGACGCAAGGGCGACATGATTCCTGATGAGTTGCCTCGTTTCCCCGTTAAAAACTGGATCCTGTACCTGACCTCTTACACTCGGCCACAAATGAAACGTGCCTATCGTGAGTGCGTGGATTATCTCTCCACCCGTTGCATGGCCAAGCCGGACGACAACGGCGCGAACCGCATGCGTGATAACTATGCCTGTTTAATGCTGACGTGGCGCCTGTTGTGCGAATTCACGGGCGTTGCAAGTAACTATGGCCATTTTGTTCAGGACTTGGTGACAGAGATGAATGCGCACATTCGCGAAACAGAAGCAGAGCGCGAGCCGTGGGTGTGGATTATGGAACTTATCCTGGGCGAGATGGATGCAGGGCATTTCCGCCACCCGTTCTCTTTCGATTGGATTGAGGGCGAGCTGTGCTTGCTGGTTCGTACTAGCCACATCATGCAGCACATCAGCCAAAGCCCTGCATTGAAAGCCAAGTTTGATAGCTTACCTGTAAAGAGCGATCGCATTCTGAAGAAGCAGCTCAAGGAAGCCAAAGTGGTGCTGAAAGATGGCCACGAGAAATCCATTAACGGTAAGCGCGTTGCTAATTTTGTCGCTCTGGGCGTTGAGAACCTGCGCGAGTTCGGCCTGTTCCCAACCATTCCAGACGATGTTCGTGAGAAAGAAACTAACCAGTAAGGAGGGTTCATGAAAATTGAGTCGGTTGAAAGTACAACGTTGTTAATTACGGAGATTGAAAATTTCGACCCAGTGACAGTGCATCTCGAAAACTATGCTCCTGGGAAAGGTGGAATCACCATTGAATGTTTTGGTGAGGCTTGGTCGAGTAAATGGACAGCTATGGGAGGGCGGCGAGTTGAACAGTTTTTTGTTGATTGCGACGAACATTATTTGGCAGGGCGTCTATCAAGCATCAGTTGTGAAATTGATGACTTTGAGAAATTTGCCGAGGTCGTCAAACGGAAGGTTCTGAAGCTTCGTAGGGACAATGAGATGGGGAAGAGTGAAGCCAGAGAGTTATTCGATGAAATACCAGATGACTTTGAGTCTCGGCTGACTTGTTCAATGTATGAGCCGCTGTTGAGAAAGGTTATTGGTTTCGAATGGTGGTGGGAAGTTCCTTCTAAACCGAATCATGAATACGAGTATCTGACCAAGTTGATTACTTATGTTCAATCAGGGTTAAAGCAGCACTTCAAGACAAGTGATGTTCGTGAGAAAGAAACTAACTAACTAGTGAGGAGAATGCATGAACAACCACCAACTCAAGATTAAACCCGAGCACCTAGAAGCCATTATCGCTGGCGATAAAACCTTTGAAATTCGCAAGAACGACCGTGATTTCAAAGTAGGTGACCGAGTGACGCTGATTGAAACCGACGGAAAACGCTATCTCACTATCCGGATTAAGTACATCACGGATTACGAACAGCAAGATGGCTATGTCGTTTTCTCATTCGACTGGATTAGTGGAGGGCAATTAATAGGGGAAGAGAAAAACGGTGTGTTACCTATGAGCATTTCTGAACTAAGGGATCTGAAGTGAATAACTACATTGCAGCTTACTTAAACGAAAACGGCGCGGTAGCGGTTAGCCCCAAAACCAATGAAGTCGTCAATATGCAGCTTGGCTCTTTTCCAAGTTTTAACGATGCGGTCGAACATGCTTGTGATGTGCTGGAAGGACGCATTATCGCCGAGGGAGTACTACACCGAGAAACCGGATTTGGTGGCTTCCTGATTTGTAACGAAGACGAGCTTGAAAAGCTCAACCAAGAGGTAAAGAAAGATGCCTAAATCTAAGCAAAAACCCCTTAACTATATCGCGAAAATGATCGTTGAAGTCTATGAAGAGGCAGGGCTTGATCAACCTTACATCAACGGTAAAAAGCACGATATGAGTAGCCATGAGAATAAGTTCGAGACGTTGGCCAGTGCCATCAATCTCGATGCCGGCAATCGTAAGCGCTTGGCTGAAAAGCTAGGCATTTCCTCTCTGCACCTCGATGTCACCGTTCGAGTGCTGAATCATCATTGTTAGTACAAGTTGTAGAAACCGTAGAAGGTAAAGCACATGAAGAATCAATTAACGGATTTGAATGACCATTTGTTTGCTCAAATTGAACGTTTGGGTGATGAGTCCTTAAAAGGTCCGGAACTGGAGATGGAAGTTGCTCGTTCAAAAGCCATCACTGCTGTATCTCAACAGATCGTCAACAATGCTCAGCTTGTTCTCGAAGGGGCGAAGTTTAAAGCCGAGTACGCAGGAAAGTATAAGGTTCCGATGATGGAGGACAAGCGACATGCCTAAAGGAGTCTGCCATCAATACACGGAAGAGCAGAAGACTTTTTTAAAGGATCATGCATTTCTTCCTCGGAAAGAACTTACTGAACAGTTCAACTCTAGATTCGGTCTTGAACAGACTCAGAAAGCTATCTCTGCATACTGCAAGCGTTATGGCTGGTTAACTGGCCGAACGGGTTGTTTTGAAAAAGGTGAGTTGCCATGGAATACAGGCACCAAAGGTGTGTGTAAACCAAACACCGGAAGCTTTCAATCAGGTCAGGTACCACACAACAAAAAGCCTGTTGGCCATGAACGTATTTGTTCAAAAGATGGATACATTCTTATCAACGTAGCGGAACAGAACCCGTATACCGGCGCGAAGACTCGCTATCGCCCTAAACACTATGTCATTTGGGAGCAAGAGCATGGTCCTGTCCTCAAGGGGATGATCTTGCGCTTTATTGATGGAGATAAGTTGAACTGCAAGTTATCCAATCTTGAATGTGTTTCTCAGTCTGTGAACTTGAGAATGAACCAAAACCGAGTTAACGACTTACCAAGCGAACTGAAGGAAACCGGACGTTTGGTATCCAAACTCGAAGTCGCTACTTTTGAAATCAACAAACGCATTAACTAGAGGGCAATATT